CCGCCACGCTTGCCAGCACCCTTACTTGCGGCGCCATCACCACCACCGCGCTCCTCTCTAATTCTGCCGGCGCCAACTTTATTGGTGCTATGGCGCTTGGTGCTACTTTGAATGTCACCGGCGCTATAGTTGGTAAAAGTACGATTTCAGCGTCTAGCAATATGCATGCTAACCAGCTTCAAATTGCAAATACCGAAGCTAGTGGCTCAACAATTTCAGGCTCCAATGCTATGATGTTTATTGACGGCGCTGACGGTTTCTTAAAGGGGATGACTTTTCAAAATTATGCCAGCCAGATTGCGGGATCTGGACTCACAGCTACTAATGGTAAATTAGCTGCATCAGCCGGCGGCGGAGATTCCTTCACCCCTGCAGCATTAGCAGTAAGTGGCACCGCCGCAGCAGGAATAAACTACATGACTGTAACAGTTTCAAGCTCCGTTGGGGTCAATTTGCCAGCCAGTCCCGACACGGGCGACCTTGTGTATATCAAAGTCAAAGATGGCCTCGATCCAGCCGCCACCCCGCCTTCCGTTGTTAGCATTGTTAGACAAGGATCACACACAATAGATGGTCTCACTTCAATAGATCTCGAATCTCCTTATGCATCCGTTGGTTTGGTTTATGTTGCTAGTAATGATTGGAGAATTATCTAATTTAAGCCTTCTTTCTAAAACATTGGACACCCTTCGGGGTGTCCTCTTTTTTGTGAAGACTACTTATAAAAGGAAACTAACCTTCTAATTAATATTAAACGAGGCAAGAAAATATAATGGCTTATAATAAAGACGCCCACATACCACTTGAGAACGAAGTAAGCAGGAACATCACAGGCCTAAGTGAAGAGCTTAATACAGTAAAAGCAACAGTTAGCGATCTTTTAAATGGCGAAGGCGCCGAATTAGCCGGCGTTTCTGCCGGAAATCTAACAGACCTCGAACAATTAAAGCTCGATAGTCTACAGAATGCAAATATTCAGGGCCAAACATTAGCAGATTTAGATCTCATATTAATATATGATGAATCCCAGGGGGTTCTTAGAAAAACAACATTATCAAACTTGCATAACGGGTATTTAAACTCAAAGGCTATCCATCCTGCAGGCTCTACCGGTCAGTTACAAATCAAAAGCCCCGATGGTATCGCAGCTACTTCTAATTTAGTTTATAAAACTTCAAACAATACGCTAGAAGTCGAAGGAACAGTTCACGCTACAAATATAAATGTTAATGGTTCAATTATCGCGGGCATCCATACAGTAACCGGAAGTACGCACAATATTACAGAACATGATTATACTGTTTTAGCCGATACAGCAGATAACAATATTATCATTAACTTGCCGAGCCCAGCAAGATGCCCCGGCCGGATTCTTAATCTTAAAAAGACAGCAGCATCTAATAACTTAACGCTCTCATGTAACTCTGGACTTGTTGATGGAATTGGTTCCAGAGTTGTAAAAAACAATAATTCGTCGCGCTCCCTCCAGTCCGATGGCACTAACTGGTGGATTATAAGCAAGAGTGGCACATAATATTAGTCTTTTCGAAAGAGAGAGCACTATTTATTTTGAATTAATGCAATTTTAGGAGCATATTAATGTCTAACTTACTTAGGGATGCTATCGTCGATGCAAGGGCGCTTCGTGAAGCTGCCCTCAAAAACGCGGAAACAACCGTAATTGATAAGTATTCAGAAGAAGTCCGCCAAACGCTAAGCCGGCTTCTGGAACAAGAAGAAGACCCAATGGCCGATCTCATGGCAGATCCTATGGCAGATCCTATGGCAGATCCCATGGCCGATCCTATGGCAGATCCTATGGCAGATCCTATGGCAGGCGGCGGCGAGGCTGGAGCAGAAACCGCCGGCACGGGCGAGGTAGTTGCCGAGGATATTCCCCTCGCAGCAACTGACAATTTTTCTGATAACGAGGGCGAGAATCTGAAAGGTCTCCCTCAATCTGGCAAACCAGTTGATGTTGAGATTAATCTTGACGCCCTTCAAGAAGCCGTTCAGCACATGCAGAACGAACAAGAGATAGATATTGATGAAGACAACTTACGAGAACTACTTTCCAAAGATGATTTGTATCTTGCAGAAATGTTTGAGACCTCATCTGGCGATGCAGCCGGTCTCCCACTAGGAAAAAGAGACGAGGATGAAGATCTTGATGAAGAAGTAGAAGCGGAAGCTCCCGAGGCAACCACAGAAGAACTGCAGGTTTCCAATGAACTAATTAACTCCATCGTAGAGGAACTTACAGTTGATCTGGGTGCCGATTTATCAGGCTGGGCCGGGCGGCCATCTTCCCATGTGAAGTACGAGATGGAAAAAGAACTTGCCCATCGCCGCAGCACCGAAGTCGAAGAAGAATTAAAGATTTTAAAGAAGGCTCAAGAAGAGTTGGTTTTCGAAAATAGCCAACTCAAAGAGTCGCTTGAACAACACAAGCAAGCAGTACAAGAGCTACAGGAGGCCACGCGTGACGTGAACCTTTCTAATGCTCGCTTGCTTTACACGAACCGTGTTTTGAGAAATACCTCCCTAAATGAGCGGCAAAAGTCAAAAATTGCCGACGCTATTTCAGAAGCTGGTTCAATAACAGAGGCAAAGACAATATACCAAACGCTCGAAAGCACAGTGGAGAGTTCTCCAAAGCGAGGACCACAATCACTGAGCGAAGCAATCGGTCGTCAGCGCACTTCTGTTATTCGTGCTTCCCGCAGGGAAAGCACACCATCCGATCCGCATATGGATAGGATGAAAAAACTAGCAGGTATCTTGTGAGATACAAATACATTAACATAGGAGGTATTTTAAAATGGCTGGTATTGTAGAAAGGTTGACCGAAGGTATTGTCAACCGTGATATGCGTGCCGAAGGGCATGCCGTAGTAGAAAAGTGGGGGCGCACAGGACTTTTAGAGGGTCTTGATAATGATCGCAAACGCGAATCTATGGCTCGCTTGCTTGAGAACCAAGCAAAGGAGCTTCTTCGTGAGAACAGCACAATGGCTGGTGGAGATGTTGAGGGTTTTGCAGCCGTCGCGTTCCCCATCGTTCGGCGCGTTTTCGCAGGGCTGATCGCAAACGATCTCGTTAGTGTTCAGCCAATGAGTCTGCCAAGTGGACTCATCTTCTTCCTGGATTTCACCGTTTCCACCAATGGCGCAGGTCTTCCTCGCTTAGGTTATGGTGCACCCAGTGGTTCGGAAGAGTCGCTTTATGGCGGAAACAGGGTGGCTAGCCAGATCACTGGTGGTGTGGTTATTACCAAGGCAGATGCCGAGCGTGGTCCTTATAACTTGAACAACGCATATGCATCTCCAACTGGTTCTGGCCCAGCAGGTAACTTTATTACATATTTGACTTCAAGTGTGTATAGTTCTAGTGCTGGAGAGGCTTTCCTTAAGCTTTGTCAGTATGATCCTGAGCTTGAGAGCGCAACAAACCCAACAGTTGCTATTGGTTACCTAAATACTGCTAACCTCGATCAGTTCAACCTTGACAACATGGTTTCGCTTACCCTGTCGTCTTCCACTGGTGATTCTGGTGGTAATGGAAAGGTCTGGTTGAGCGGTTCTGACGTTGGTGGTGTTCAGCTTCGTCGCTTGACGCGCCTTAGTGGTACGAGTCAGACAGTTGTTTTATTGACTGTTGCTGATTATAACGGTGCTGCTACTGCTGCTCAGATGGCTGCTGCTCTTACCGGCGCTTGTGGAGCATCTGAGGCTCTTGGTTCAGCCATGTCATGTTCCTGGGCACAGACTGATGACTTCACCGCGGCAAATGCCACTGGTGCTGTTGTTGGTCAAACGGCTTGGGGCTTGGAGAACAATGAAAAGATCCCCGAGATCGACATCAAGGTCGACAGTATTGCTGTCACCGCGATGACCAAGAAGCTCAAGGCTAAGTGGACTCCTGAGTTAGGACAAGATCTTAACGCATACCACAACCTGGATGCTGAGGTCGAGCTTACCTCGATTCTCTCTGAGCAGATTGCTCTTGAGATCGACCGTGAGATCGTCGAAGATCTCGTCGTGGGTGCGACCGCTGGTACATACTACTGGTCTCGCTCTCCCGGTCTGTTCGTGAATCGCGCAACTGGTGCTGAAATTGGCGCCTCTTCCGCGGCTCCCGACTTCACCGGTACCGTGTCTGAGTGGTATGAGACTCTCGTTGAGACAATCAACGATGTCTCCGCACAGATCCACCGCAAGACTCTGCGGGGTGGTGCTAACTTTGTTGTCTGCGGACCCGAAGTTGCCAACATCCTTGAGTTCACCGCTGGATTCCGTGCTTCTGTCACTCATGATGACGAGAAGGGTAGCATCGGCGCTGTTAAGGTCGGTTCTCTTTCCAAGAAGTGGGATGTCATCGTTGACCCCTACTTCCTCCGGAATGTCGTTCTCGTCGGACGTCGTGGTTCCTCTTTCCTTGAAAGTGGATATGTATACGCACCTTACGTGCCACTGCAGACCACACCCACCATCTTTGGCCCCGAAGACTTCGTGCCCCGCAAGGGCGTGATGACTCGTTACGCCAAGAAGATGGTCCGTCCTGATATGTACGGTCTTGTTATCGTGCGAGGACTGATGGGCGAAGCGGGTGCTACTAGCTAATCATTGATTAGAATAGAGTAAACAAAAAGGCCCCTATCTTTTTCGAAAGATAGGGGCTTTCTCTTGTGGTAAGACTATTTACCTGCGAATGAAAATATCATTCACAACCTAGTTATCGGATAGACTTTGAACTATCCCCTAGTATCGTTGAAACAGGCCGATACAGGGACACGATTATAAAAGGAGGGTTTTTAACTATGGGAACGAAAAGAATAGGCCTCGCGAGGATGGAGGCTTTGATTGAGAATTTGAAGAGAGATCTGGCAATGGGAGGAGGCACTATGTCAGGCCTTAGAGGCAAGGTGAACAACAGTCTCTTAAATACGGGAAGTGCTGTCACCACTACGCTTACACGCGCTCAGTCTGGAACACACTTCAACATTAACGGCACTGACGACATTGTTGTCAATATGCCAGCGTTGAGCACTAGCAACGTAGGAGTGAAATATTCATTCCTTGTGACTACTGCAGTCGCTAGTGGCAAGACAGTTACATTCGTGTTACCGGGTGCTGGCGTATCTAACTGGTACGCAACAATATTCCAAGAGGGCTCTGGCAGCGAGCCGAGCAAAGATATCGCCGGCGATACCCTAACGCTTATCGCCACATCGGCCATTGGTAGTAAGGTCGAAATGTTGTGCGTTGCTGATGATGGGACAAATTCCACTTGGCAGGTTCTGGTGATTTCCGATCAATTGGCCACCGTTACTTAATAACTAACACTTATTATTAATAAGCTTAAAACCCCTCTTCTTCGGAAGGGGGGTTTTTGTTTTCGAGAAAAAAGCCTAAAAACCCCGATCTGCCGAAAAATACCGCCATCAATTTTTTGAGATTTTCGGTTTTGTCAAATAGGCACTATTTATTATATAACCAAGGAGTTCCCCATGGGAAAAAAGAGAAGGCTGAATTCAGCCAAAGCAAAGTTTGCCGCAAAACGCAGCGCTCACCCTAGAGCCAAGCTTTTAGTACAACAAGTAGCTACAGAAGTAGCCACAGAGGCAGAAACTATTGAAGAAGTGTTGCCTGAAGTGGTCGAAGTTGTAGCCAAAACAACGCCTAAAACGACAAAGGCAAAGAAAGCGACAACGACGAAGAAAGCAGCCTCCAAGCCCAAAAAAAGGACCACAAAAAAGGCAACAACCGAAGCTTCTGCATAAAATAACTTAATCTTTCTAAAACAGCCTTTAGCTTGTCTGGGGGTTTTGTTTTGTCAGAACTATTTACAGCAGGAGAACTATATAGATGCCAACAAACCTTAGCCCTACCTCAACAACAAGCGCAATTGTCTTGACTTCTACTGGAAGCACTGCGCTAGCGGCTGCAGGGTGCCCATTCGGCATTTATACAGGATCCGCGGACTTCATAAGTGGTGCCTCTACACAAGTAGCCTATGTTTATAAGAAACTTGGCGGCGATGTTGTGGACATTGAATTAACGCCAAATAATGTATATGCAGCATATGAAGAGGCGGTGCTAGAATACTCATATATTATTAACCTTCATCAAGGCAAAAATATGCTTTCTGATGTTTTGGGAAACACTACTGGCACGTTCGATCACAAGGGCGATAAAAAAACGGGACCCGCGAGTGTTAATTTAAAATATCCAAGATTTCAAGTAGCATATTCTAAAAAGATCGGCGACGGGTTATCTAAAATCGCCGGCTTTGGAGGCACTGTGCGCGAGTATTCAGCTTCTTTTAAGCCAGTTAGTGACGTACAAGATTACAATATACAACAAATTATCATAGACGCATCAGATTCTGGTGTTGATGACGCCGGCAATGCGGTCGGCTATGCTGGAAAAGTTAATGATAAGAAGGTAAACGTCACACAAGTTTTTTACAAGTCTCCTAGGGCCATGTGGCGCTTCTATGGGTACTATGGTGGCGTAGGTGTCGTTGGTAATGCCTCGACTTACGGCCAGTTCGCAGATGACTCTACTTTTGAGGTTATTCCGACATGGCAAAACAAAATGCAAGCCATCATGTATGAAGACTCGATTTATACCAGGACATCACATTATTCATACGAATTAATTGATAATCAATTACGACTTTTTCCAACACCCAGTTATTGGGGATTTGACGAGCAGGACAGAATTTGGGTTAAGTTTTATATTGAAGGCAATGCTTGGGATGCAACAAGCGCATATACCGGTAGTATCGATGGTGTGAATAACATCAATACAATTCCTTTTGATAATATTCCATATGCAAATATCAATGCAATAGGAAAACAATGGATTCGCAAGTATGCGCTGGCCCTTTGTAAGGAGATGCTGGGCCAAATTCGCGGAAAATTCACCACAATGCCAATTCCGGGCGAAAGCGTGACTTTAAACCACTCAGAATTGCTCTCACAGGCCAAAGAAGAGCAAACGGCGCTAAAAGATAAACTGAGAGAGATACTCAAAGAAATGGAATACACAGCATTAGCCAAACAAGACAGCGAAAAGGCCGCAGCCGCCGCAGAAACCTTTAAGTATTCCCCATTGCCGATTTTTGTAGGATAACTAATGAATGTCAGATGAATGGAAGAAACCAGCCGCACCGCCACCGCCTCTTTTCCTAGGAAAAAAAGAGCGAGACCTTGTAAAACAGGTTAATGATGAATTAATTGAAAAAGTCATTGGTCAGCAAATTCTTTATTATCCTATTGATCTAGAAACCACCAATTTTCACGAATTATATGGAGAAGCGGTCGAAAAGACCTATTTGCCTCCAGTTCGAGTATATGCGTTAGTTGAATTTACTAACTATTCCACCGAATACATGGAAGGCATCGGAATCGATAAGGCTTGGGAGATTATGGTGCACTTTCATCGTCGCAGACTCACAGAAGACCAAAACTTGTTTGTGCGAGAGGGTGATTTTGTGCTATACGGCGATTTCTACTATGAGATCGTAAAACTCTCAGAGCCAAAGAAATTATTTGGTCAAATTGACCATAGTTTCGAGATTGCAGCTACTTGTAAGAGAGCCAGAAAGGGATTATTCGATGCTACCTGATAACTTTGACTTTGCAATGTTGCCTGCTGATGCAACCTCAACCACCTTAGAAGAAGTGGGTATTTTAGAATCTACTATTGAAACTATCGATTATGCAATGACTTCTTGGATCAAAGAAGATCTCAAGTTAACTACGCACACAAATGAAGGCTTTAAGGAGGTCCCAGTTTTGTGGCAAGCTCCCGAAAGAGCATTTCAGATTAAAAATGAAAAAGACTTAAGAGATGATGCCGGCGCTTTAAAACTCCCATTAATTAGCATTGAACGCTCTAGTATTACGAAAGATCCCGCAAGAAAAGGGGGCTTCCAA